TGTACTACTTGAACAAGGCTTTCCAGAGAAGTGGTACATCCACTGATATAACCCTTTTCAAATTGTTCTTGAGCTTTTGCATAATTATTTCTATAACCGTGTACTTCGTGTCCGTGTTGCAATAGACGACGGGACATACCTTCGCCCATTCGTCCAAGTCCAATCATTCCTACTTTCATTTAATCATCTCCATTGCTTTTAGTAATTCATGACTATGTTGTAATTCATCATTCATGATATCAAGGATCTTGTCATCATGTCCGTTCAAAGCGAGATACTTTGCATACGTTGTAGCAGCATGAATCTCTACCTCATAGGAGAGATGGTAAGCAAGGCGAGGAGCCATCCAGTAATAAACCACATTGCTCCAATAGTAGATAAGAACGAGGTGTTTGGCAACAAAACGGTCAATCCAATAACGGTTACCACCCCGACTTTCCATATATTCCAGATGTGATGTTTCATTTATGCTCTGTTCGAAGTGTTGAAGCATTAGATCTATATGTTCGGGTCCTCTAAGACCCATACTTTCTCGAAAATGTAACACACTCAGAAATGCAAAATAGGGTGCCCGAGCAATCTCCTCAAGCACCCAGAATCTCTGATAGTCCCGACCCCTATAAAGGAAGTCGAGTATAGCAACAGTAATATCGAGAACGAAACTGTTGAGTTTTTTCATTGATTATGAAACGTGTACTGTAACTCGGTATACGCTACACTATCTAGTTGTTTATTTGATAATATTACGTAATATTATCTGTGATCCCTAACCTTTTGGTTCAATCGCTGACTGAACTGGAGGTTCTTCCTTCTTCTTTTGTTGTTTTGTAGTTGCCCCGCCACCTGACTTAGCAGGACTCAATCCGAACGCAGCTAACGATCCAGAAAAGACCGAGGCTATAAATGTAGGATCAAAATCTAGAATTTTCTGACCATTAGGAAGACGTACATAACTAAAGGTCAAAAGAGATGCAGACCAAATTAGAACTACAACCTTAACTAAATTACCCAATACTTCACTTTTGTCTTGCTCTTCATGGTCATCAACCTTTTTATCTTTTGGATCTGACATGAAAAGAAAAAGCGACTGTATTATTTATTTTTTATAACTTTCTGGACAAAAGTAAATTGTATAGAGTGTGTGCGCCTCTCTAATTTTACCTTGTTCGTTTAGTTCTTTTACTTTCTTGAGTATCTTCTGCTTGAAGATAGCGTGATCATCGTGCCGTCTCATTGGTTGAGTTACATACGACACCATATTTAGTCTCCCAGATACTGAAGGTACATAATTTCTTGAGGATTTCCAAACTCATCGATCCACTCTTTGAGTTCTTGATTCAAAGCATATGCATCATCATAACGCTCTTCCTCACATAGTTTGTGAATCCTGTCGATGTAGTATTCGGCAGTGCCAGTGCAGGCGATCTCAAGTTTCTTCATTGAAATAATCTTTGCGGTAGTACCGTCCGAGGATGTTGCTATTATAGAACGCTGGTGTCCCGTCGTCAAGTGATTCTGTGAGAACCTTGTGCCAGAACAGCAGGCGGGTCTCCTCAAAGTTTACCCTTCCAGGAGTTTTGTGGAGTGACAGGATTTCTCTAGTAAAAGATTCCTTCCCGAATTTTTTAACATCCTCTGTAAGTTCTGGACAACTTCCATAGTACTTGCGCCAGTTACTCTCACTTGTAACTCTTCGCCGCTTCTTAGTTTTATCAGTACATCTAGGCTTTCGTTTTTGCCAAAAGTATTTTCGTCCAATGTATGAGCGCCCCGTGGCGACATTGGTAATCTTGTAAACAAAACCATAGTAGTCCCCAATAGACTCCCCACTAAAAGGGGAGCCCATATAGATCCAAGGGTTTTCGTAACTTTCTTCCACATCTTCATAATTCTACCTCAAAATATTTATTCAGTCCCACGGATCTGGTATTTGAATTTCATGGCTTGGAGGAACCATGCGTCGGTTAGGCACTTGGGACCGTGAAGCAGGACTTCCACCTGCTTCTGTGGAAGTTTCGGATCTGCTAATGCTCTCCTCTTCCACTCTGGTAATTCTGTCATAACTGAAAACCAGCGAAAGTATCTTTCTTAACATCCTGTTTGATTCCTCCTACGACATATGATTCAACCTCGGTCTCTTGAGGTGCGACCTGAAGACCCTTAGAAGAGATCCAATGCTCTGTCCAAGGCAGAGGATTGTTCTTAGCAGCAATGTCATATGTAGGTTTCAATCCAATCGCTTTCATGCGACGGTTAGCAACCCACTCAACATACTGCTGAAGAAGTTTCTCATTCAGACCAATCATTGATCCATCTTTGAACAGATAGTCTGCCCACTTCTTCTCTTCATTGACAGCACGGTCAAACATTTCATAAGTCCATGCTTCCTCATCCTTCATGATCTGTCTCATTTCTGGGTCGTCCCCTTCCTTCCATTTCTTGAGGATGTTTTGAGTAATTGCAAGATGCTGATTTTCGTCTCTTGCGATGAGAGAGATGATTTTAGCGGATCCCTCCATAAGTTTGAGTTCACCAAACGCAAACGAGCAAGCAAAAGAGACATAGAATCTGATACCTTCGAGAATATTGACATTAGCAACAGCGCGATACAGTTTTCTTTTCAGTTCATTCCTTTCATACTTACCTGCAATGTGCCCCTCTGTAGCAAGTTCCCACATAGAAGTATTGTCATACTGATGAGCAGCATTAATAAAGTCATTGTATGAACCAGTTACAGTCTCTGCTCTTTCAAGAATCCTCTCGTCTCTGATAATAGTATCAAAGACCTCAGAAGGATCTGCATATACATTCTTGATGATGTATGTATAGGAGCGAGAGTGAATCATTTCCATGAATCCCCAGATCTCCATACATGCTTCTAGTTCAGGTAGGCTACAGTAAGGAATAAAAGCCATCCCAGGAGCACGCCCTTGAACGGAGTCAAGCATAATCTGATACTTGAGGTTGGATGTATAGATATGCTTTTGTTCTGGACGAAGTGTTTGATAATCTCCACGATCCTTTTGTAGTGAAACTTCTTCTGGTCTCCAGAAGTATCCTAGTTGTTGGTTGGTAAGTTTTTCAAAGATAGGATACTTAGATCCATCGTATCTTTGAATGCCCAGTGGGGCACCGAAGAACATAGGTTGCTTCTTTGTGTCCACTGGGTTTGGGTTGAAGACAGTCATACCTTCTAACTGCTTCTTGTCTGTACTGGTCTGAAATTTCATCTGAGTAAGGTAACGTTTAGATTTTACATGATTCGCAGTCGTCGTCCGCCTGCTCCATTTCTGAAATTAGTGTCTGAAGTTCTGACTTCTCATCAGTAACCTCGTCGTTCTTCATGTCATGGGTGTTCTGGTAGTAAGAGGTTTTCCAACCGTACTTATATGTAGTCAAGAGATCATTTGCCATGACAGAAATGGGAACCTCATTGTCTGGGTACTGCTCAGGATTATAACTCCAGTTGCCAGAAATTGCTTGGTCAAAGAACTTTTGCATCACTGCAACTACTTTGACATATCCCTCATTCGAGATCATATCCCAAAGAAGGGTATAGTTATTTTTAAGAGTGCCGTACTGAGGTACGATTTGTTTGAGAGGACCCTTCTTCGATTTTTTAATGGACAGATAGTCTCTAGGCGGTTCGATTCCATTGGTTGCATTTGACACAACGGAACTGCTCTCTGAAGGCATTTGTGCGGACAGTGTGCTGTGTCTGAGTCCATGTTCGGTGATAGATACTCTAAGACTTTCCCAATCATAGTTCAGTTCGTTCGGTACAATTTCATCTACATCCTTCTTATAAGTGTCGATGGGAAGGATACCATCTGCATACTTAGTGCGACCAAACTCAGAGCACCATCCTTTCTCTTTTGCTAGTTCATTAGATGACTTGAGGAGGTAGTATTGGAATGCTTCTGTGAGGTCGTGGACCGCCTTGTGTGCCTCTGTATCCTCGTATTTGTATCCCTGGCGGGCAAGGTAGTGGGCAAGACCAATAAACCCGATTCCAAGCGATCTACGTGCCTTTGTAGCACGTTCTGCTGCTGCTACTGGATAGGACTGATAGTCAATCAATTCTTCCAGACCACGAACAGCAAGATCACATAGTTCTTCCAGTTCATCCAGGTTCTTCAGTTTGCCTACGTTGATAGCGGACAGAATACAGAGAGCGATCTCACCAAAGGTATCATCGATGGACTGAATAGGATCTGTGGGGAGAGTAATCTCCTGACACAGGTTAGACATACTCACCTTGTCCTTGAAGGACGAGTGTGAATTGCAGTGGTCGATGTTCATGATATATAAACGACCAGTCTCTGCTCTCTCTTTTAGAATATTGAGAAATAGTTCTTGAGCTCCGATAGTCTTTCTCGGAATAGAGTCATCTCGTTCAGCACCCACATACATGTCGTCAAATCGAGCAGTACCAAAAGCGTCAAACAGATCAGGCACGTCGTGCGGAGAGAAGAGGGAGATATCTCCTCCTTGAAGGAATCGCTCGTAGAAGAGTTTAGAGATTTGGATTGAGTAATCGAGTTTTCTGACACGGTTGTCTTCAGTTCCTTTGTTGTTCTTCAGGACAATGATGTCTTCGATTTCTTGGTGCCAGATTGGGAAGTGGACAGTCGCTGATCCACCTCGTATGCCATTTTGAGTGCAACATCTGACAGTC